GAATCAGGTGAGTTTGTACCAGCACCAGAAGCTGCCGAAGCTCCAGCAGAAGAGGCTGCAGAATAATTAGTGCAGATTTAAATTTTTGAGAAGAGGGTTTCGGCCCTCTTTTCCTATTTATAATATATCACAAAACTAAGTCCATGGCTAATTCTTCCTTTGAACCTAAAAAGATAGTAAGGTATGCAGATTCAAACATTCCAAAGAATGGTATATCAAGCATTCCAACTCCAACTATAAAACCAAGTCCTGCAACTGCTAAGGCTGCGGTAGAGGCTACTGCTGAAGCACCAGCACCACCAGCACCTGCACCAGTAGTACCACCAGCACCAATTGAGGTTTTTGATTATAACAGATCATTTTCTTTCGACGGAGCTACAGACTTGACAGGTAGTTACAGTCACCAAGGAGGTAGAAGCTTGTACATGGGAACTTTTCACACAACAATTGCTCCAGGATGGGGTAGAGAGGAGACAGGTACGTTTACCATATTATCTATTAAGGATAAGAATAACCCAAACAACTATACTCGCACCTTTGCGATAGAAAGAGAATCGGGAAGTAACGGCTATAGAGATTTACTAGTTTGTTCAATAAGCTCAGGATCGGTATACTACACTTACAAAGGAGAGTTAGACCTTTCACCTAACTTCTACTCAGGAAGTGGTGGAACAAACTCAGAGCAGTTTATTGAAACTTACTTTATCAAAGGAGCTTTGTATGGTCACAGAGTAAATGGACATGCTAAATCTTTTAAATCAAATGATATAGATTACAATGGCAGTGTTCAAACACTTTCCAACCTAGCCCTACAATCAAACGTACATAGCGTATCTATTGGTGGTTCTCAATCTACCCCAGCTAACTACTTTAAAGGTACAATGGCTAACCTATCTATAGCAAAGTTGAGGAATTACTACTTCAGAGCTGGTAAGATGGGGGACAAGGCAGAGAACAGCGAACACATCGACATCCTTTATAGATTTGAAAACAACCTATCAGCATCAAAGGGAGATCAAGATTTAGAAGTTAGAGGAACAGAAACATATGTTAGTAGCTCTCTATAAACTTTAGAGCGTTAATAACCTATTTATTATAAGAATTCAATAAATCCCATATACAAAATGGCAGAAAAAATCGTATCACCAGGTGTATTTTCAAGAGAGAATGATATTTCTTTCTTGACGCCAGCCGCAGCTGAGGTATCTACAGCCGTTGTAGGTCCTACAGTTAAAGGTCCAGTAAACATCCCAACAGTAGTTCGCTCATACGGCGAATACGTTGCAGTTTACGGAGACGCATTCAAATCAGGATCAGACTTTTATCAGCACTCAACTTCTGTTGCAGCTGAAAAATACTTCGAGCAAGGAGGAACTTCTTTGTTAGTTACTCGTGTAGCCCCAGGAGCATTTACAGAAGCAACATCAGCAGTAGGTTCAGGTTCGGACAGCTACGATACTACGGTATTGACACTAGCTACACTATCCGAAGGTACTATCATGAACAACTCTGGTAGCATTTTAGCAGAGGGAGCTTTGAAAGAAGGTTCAAGTGATAACCTCAGATGGGAAGTAACAGATAGCAATGAAAACCTTGGAACATTTACCTTGATTGTTCGTAGAGGTGATGATAACCACAAGAGCAAGATTATTCTTGAAACTTGGAACGATCTTTCATTGGATCCAAAATCAGACAGATACGTAGCTAAAGTAATTGGTGATACTTACTACACAGCTGCAAACGGAGTACTTACTGAAGTAGGTGATAATCCAAACAAATCTGCATACATCAGAGTTTCAGAAGTAGACTTTAAAACACCAGATTACTTTGATACAGCAGGTGTTAAGCAGTATACTGGAAAACTTCCGCTACTAGGCTCAGGTTCAATCGGTGGTGCATTCAAGAGTGCTACAGGTGATCTATGGGATGGTACTGAAGTAGCAAACTACTTTGAAGGTATTGGATTAGGTTCAAACAATAACACTGAAGGTCTTTCAGCACCAGGTGGTGATGCTTCTGACTACAACGAAGCAGTAGCACTTTTAGAAAACACAGAAGAATTCAACTTCGATGTATTATTGACACCAGGTCTAAACCAAGCTGACCACGCAATCACAGTTGGTAAGTTTATCGATCTAGTAGAAAAAAGAGGTGATGCAATTTATGTAGCAGACCTAACAGGCCATGGTGATGCATTAAGCACAGTAACAACAGAAGCTCAAGGACTTAACAGTTCATTTGCAGCAGCTTACTGGCCATGGGTAAAAGTACAATCTCAAGGACTTGGTAAGCAAGTATGGGTAGGTGCTTCTACAGTAATGGGTGGTGTATATGCGTTTAACGATTCTGTTTCTGACCAGTGGTTTGCACCAGCAGGTCTAGTGAGAGGTGGTATTCCAGGTGTTGTACGCACAGAAAGAAAGCTCTCAAGAAGTGATCGTGATACTTTATATGCATCTAAAGTTAACCCACTTGCAACCTTCCCAGGTCAGGGTGTTGTAGCGTACGGTCAAAAAACACTTCAAACTAAAGCATCAGCTTTGGATAGAGTAAACGTAAGAAGATTGTTGATCAACTTGAAGAGATTCGTTGGTGGTCAAGCTAATAACTTAGTATTCGAACAAAACACAATCGCTACAAGAAACAGATTCTTGGCTGCAGTTAATCCTTACTTGGATACAGTAGTACAGCGTGAAGGTTTGTACGCTTACAGAGTAGTAATGGATGATACAAATAACACAGCAGATGTTGTCGACAGAAACCAATTGGTAGGTCAGATTTACATCCAACCAACTAAGACTGCTGAGTTCATCGTTCTAGACTTTGTTGTACAACCAACAGGTGCAAGTTTCGGAGCCTAACCTATTTATAATAAAGTAAAAGAATAGAACATGCCTACAATTAGTTCACAAGAGATTATGTTCAAGGCTTTCGAGCCTAGGGTACAGAATAGATTTATCATGTATGTTGAGGACATCCCAACCTATATGATTAAAGGAGTAACAGCTCCAAACTTCCAAGATGGTGAGATTCAGTTGAACCACATCAATACCTACAGAAAGATTCGTGCAGGTAGAAGAGAGTGGCAAGATATGACGTTGAACCTATACGATCCAATCTCTCCAGCAGGTTCACAAGCAGTAATGGAGTGGGCTAGATCAGGATACGAATCAGTAACAGGTAGAGCTGGTTATTCAGATTTCTACAAGAAAGATTTGACATTCAACATCTTAGGTCCAGTGGGCGATATCGTAGGTGAGTGGTTGATTAAAGGTGCTTTCGTTAAGTCTTCAAACTTTGGAGATTACAACTGGTCAAACACTGAGGCTGTAGAAGTAGGCTTAACAATCTCAATGGACTACTGTATCTTGAACTTCTAAGAATACAATTTATCTAAATTTAAGACCCGAGGCTGTTGTCTCGGGTTTTTTTATTTCCTATATTTAGTATGTAAATAAGAGTTATGGTATTATTGTTATTATTAGTAGGAGTATTTGCATTGATAGGATATGCTATGGATGTAAAGACGGGAGTAGAGAAGACCAAAGCAAATCGCCAACTAACACCTGATGAATCTTGGGATATGTGGACAGGTGGTATATTGTTAGTGGTTTTTGTTTTTTTAATGATTTGGTTTTCTGCTGTTGCCTAGTGTTTCTTTTTTCCGTATATTTATATTTAAACGCGTTTTATAACAATAAAAGTATATGGAATCAAAATTCAAACTACCTACTGAAACGGTAGAACTTCCTTCAAAAGGACTTATGTACCCAAAGGATAGTGTGTTGGCATCTGGTAAGATCGAGATGAAATACATGACAGCTCGTGAAGAGGATATCCTAACAAATCAAAACTACATTCAAAATGGTACGGTAATCGATAGATTGCTAAAATCTCTAATCGTATCAGACATCAACTATGATGATATTTTGGTAGGAGATAAGAACGCTATTATGGTAGCAGCTCGTATCCTCTCTTATGGTAAGGATTACCAAGTTGTTTATGGAGGTGAGACTCACACAGTAGATTTATCTTTGATGGACAACCGTCCAATTGATGAGACTTTGTATAAGGGTGCAGATACCGAGTTTGAGTTTACTCTTCCTGCTACAAGCGTTGATATTAAATTCAAGCTTTTGACTCACGGTCTAGAAAAGAAGATCGACAATGAGATCAAAGGTCTTAAGAAGATTCAAAAAGACAACGCTCCAGAATCTACTATTCGCTTAAAGCACATGATCACAGAGGTAGATGGTAGTAGAGAGCGTAAGGATGTCCGAGATTTTGTAGATAACTACTTCCTAGCAAGAGATGCAAGAGCATTTAGAGAGTACTACAACAGTATTCAACCAGATGTTGATATGCAAGTTACATTAGAGGTAAATGGCGAAGAGGAGGTCGTTGATCTACCGATCACTCTTAACTTTTTTTGGCCTGACGCCTGAGGATAGACCTCACATATTTTCCATGATCCATGAAATTGTTTATCATGGTAATGGAGGTTACGATTGGGAAACGGTATACAATATGCCAATATGGTTGAGGTTATTTACCTACAACAAGATAAAAGAGTTTAACGAAAAGAGAGCAGAAGAGCAAGAAAAGGCTATGAAGCAATCTCAGGGAGTCCAAGAACTTACTCCACAAAACCAAGTAATCACGCCCCCAGACTATATTGCGAGAGCTCCTAGAAAATAGGAGCTTTTGCTATTTATAAGGTATAAGACTCATATTATATGGCCAAGCAACGATCACCAGAAGAAAGAAAGGACGACTCTAGATTAGAGAGCAGACTTGGTACTGATATAAATAAAGCACTCAGTAAACAAATCGAACTCGAACAGAGAGCTCAAGAGTTAGCAAAGATTGGAGAGTTCTCTAAATCTAAAATGTTAGCTGCTGAAGCTAAGGCTTTGGAAAGTGCAAACCAAATCCGTAAAGATATAGTCGAAGAGATTCGTGAACAAACAAAAGCAGAGGCAGAGCTCGCAAAGAAGCTAAAAGCTAAGTCTCAGATCTATAATGACCTTTCTAATACTTTAAAAAACATTCCAGGTATTGGAGGTATGATCTCCAAGGTGTTTAGCAATGCAGCCAAGGTTACCGAAGAAACAGGCTCTCGAATGAAGGGTCTACTTTCTATCTTTGATAGTATTGCCCAAGTAGCAGGCCCAGCAGCTATTATAAAGTCCATGTTGGATATAAGTAACCAAACTCAAGATATAAGTAGAAATCTTGGTGTAGGGTTTGAGGCAGCTAGACAAATTAGGCAGGAGTTTTCTGAGATATCTAGACAAAGTAATGATGTAAGAATTAACAGTATTGATCTTGTAAAAGCTCAAGGACAGTTAGTGTCGTCGTTAGGATTGAGTGTAAAAGCTAGTGGTGAGGTATCTCAAAACTTCATAAGAAACTCAGAATACCTGGGAGCTTCTGTAGAAGCGGCAGGTAATTTGGAGAGAATTGTAGCAGTAACAGGAGGTACTTCTACGGACTTTGCCAATTCATTAGCAGTAGCAGCAAACGAGACAGGTAGAGCTTACGGAATAAACCTACCTCTTGCCAAGGTCGTTGAGAAGATTAAAAACCTTCAAGGAGCTACTTTGGGCTATTTGATGGATTCACCACAAGCATTGGCAAAAGCTGTTGCAATGAGTGAAAAGCTTGGTGTAGAGTTTGCCAAGATCAGAAGTATTGCAGATGGATTAGTAAACTTCCAATCTTCAATTACAAATGAGATTGAGGCAGAAGTTCTTTTGAATCGTAATCTAAACTTAGAGAAAGCAAGAGCACTTGCATTTAGAGGAGACGAGGTAGGTTTGGCAGAAGAACTATCACGTCAGATAGGTACCCTATCGGACTACAATGCGATGTTACCAATTCAGCAAGAATCTTTTGCTAAGGCATTAGGGATGTCTCGTGATGAGATGGCCAATATGTTAATGCAGCAAGAACTTTCTGTTAGATTTGGAGAGCAAGCTCGCAACCTCTCAATGGAGCAGCTACAAGCAGCTAAGGACATAGCATCGGCAGAGGGATTGTCGGATGGTGAAGCTCTTAGAAGAGTTCAAGAACAAGTTAGTGCTAGCAAGCAGTTTGAGGATGCAGCACAAAAGATTAGAGCAGCCTTCCAAGATGCTGTTGTAAGTTTTACTCCTATTATAGAGAAGACTGCAGCAATTGTTGGTAAGTTTGCAAAGAGTCCATTTGCACAAATCATTGCTGTGAGTGCAGCAGGTATTGGAACTTTGTTTGCAGCAATTAAAGCAATAACAGGATCTTCTCCACTAACACCAATGTATACTAAAGAAGTTGGATTAGCTGGTGGAGGTAAGGGTCTAGCAGGAATGAAGAGTTTATCTATGGGTGGTAAATCCTTTACAGGAGCTCAGATGATGAAAGTGGGTGGAGCAGGTCTTGTAGCAGGATTAGCTGGTCAAGCCATTAAAAATAGAGCTACTACAGAAGGCCAAGCAGCATTTGGTGGTGCACTTTCTGGAGCCGGTACTGGTGCATCAATTGGTATGTTAGCAGGACCTTATGGAGCAGCAGCAGGTGCAGTCCTCGGAGCCGTGTATGGAGGTATCACTGGATATCTAGATAAGCAAGAAGCAGACCGAGAAGCCAAGAGACAGGAGTATGAGGAGAAGAAAGCTCAAAAAGACCCAGTAGCTAAAGAGATTCAAATGATGCGTCAAGCTCTTGAAAATCAAAATACATCGATTGAGATGGATGGTCAAATGCTTGGTAAGCTCCAAGAGAACCGTCCTTACAACGGAATGAATAAACCAATCTTAAGTTAAGTATGCCAATTATCGATTTAAAATCAACTCTTAGTGAGTTTGGACAAACGCTTAAAACTGAAGCAGCTACCTACTCTAAAGCAAGGCAGGATGATCGTATACGCTTACTTAAGTTTTTGAATTCTGCTCAAGGTCTTTTGTTTGCGTCTAAGCAAGCAGCTTTATCTCCAAGTACAGCTCCTAAAAGACTTGCTGGAATTTTAGCACAAGTAACAGTGGGTCAACCTGGTGTTCATATAAGAACTGTATTTAACGAACCAGATACTCGTGTAGATTTTGGGTTAAGGAATAATATTGCAAAGCGTAGAAATCTAGAAAAAGAGATCAGACCAGATTCTATTCAATCTAAATACTACGTAAAGAGTCCAATAGATAATCAAAGATTCATCCCTGCAGAGTATGAGAGATTGGTAGATTTGGATATAGTACCATTTTACTTTACTGTTCTAGAAACAGAAGGTGGTAATGTAAACCCAATGTACCACCTAGCATTTAGATCATTCTTCAGCAGCATTTCAGATTCAACATCAAATAGCTACTCAAGTTATAATTTTATAGGAAGAGGAGAGAACTTCCACACCTACCAAAGCTATACTCGTACAGCAAACCTAAATTTTAAAGTAGCAGCATTCTCTAAAGAGGAGTTAGATGTTTTACATGATAAGGTAGACAATCTCCGTCGTTTAGCAGCACCAAAGTACAGAGGTGGTTGTTAGTATTAACGAAAACTACTTGTGGGAAATTGAGGATAGGACTATTATAATGCCACAAATGATGGACATAGTAGTAGCCTATACTGTACTAGAGGCAGAAACTCCTCAACTACCTTACAGAGATCCAAATCCAACAGTTGTAGCCGCTAAGGGAGCTACGCTACCACAACCACAAGGAGCAACTGAGTTGGCTCCTACATTTAGCCAACCAACTCCTCAAAACTTCACAGCAACCTTTAGTAATGATCAAAGTGTTGGTGGAGTATCTTTAACTGATTTATTCAGCAGCTATGAGTAGATATGATTCAATACAAGTAGTAAAACCAAAAGAGACTTCACGTCTTTTGACAACTTCATATCCAAAGATTCCGTTTACATCGGATGATTTTTATGTGATAACTACTGGAGGAGATAGGTTTGATATGTTAGCCAACGAATATTATGGAAACAGCGAATATTGGTGGGTTATAGCGGTAGCAAACCCGCATGTATCGAGGAAAAATTTTGTAATAAATCAAGGTGTACAGTTGCGAATTCCGGCAAATATTGAGGATATTATCGCTAGATACGAAGAGAAAAACGCTCAAAACCAGCTATGATTTTACCAACTCAAGGTAATCCAATCGATAAGAGAGTTCGTGAGGCGATTGATTTAAGAGTCAAAGCGCTTAAAGAACGTGCTGCAGGTACTTCTGAGAACCTCCAGGCAATCAACTATTACCTAAACAGTAGGACTCCTTGGATAAGAATGATATCTTCTGTAGACACTGCAGATCAAGGTTCTCAGTTAGCACAAGATAATGTTTTGGGGATGATCCAGGATACTGATAACGAAAGGTTACCAAGTGGTACTGAGTTGTCTAAGGATTTTGGAGTTAGGCCTAAAGCTGGAATTAAGTCGATGCAGGTAACTTCCTTAGGAAGGTTTGGTGCACTAAGAGATATTACAGTAAACTTCACTTGTTTCTCTAGAGAGCAGTTAGATAAATATGAAAAGCTATTCATGAGACCAGGTGCATCGATCTTGGTTGAGTGGGGACATTCTCTTTACCTAACCGAAACTGGTGATACTATTAAAGTAAACCAAATGGGTCCAGGATATCAAAAGATGTTTGATGGATCTCGTAAAACCATCTTAGGAGTTTATGAGGATATAAAGAAACTTAGAGATAGGTACAATTACGAATATGATGCTGCTTTTGGTTTAATCAAAAACTTTGAATGGACTTTTGATGGCACAGGACCAACTTACGAATGTAGAATTACAATTGGTTCATGTGGTGAGGTTATTGGATCGGTAGATTCACAGAAACCACTACCAGACTCCTTAGCTCGCAAGTATAAAGATCAAAATGCATACAGCGATAAGCCTGCACCAAGGGTACAAGAGACTCCTTCTTCAACTGAAGCATCTCAAAGCATATTAGAAGATCCAGACTTTGCAGCCTTAGATCCCCGTTTAAATGCTCCATCCGATTCCGATCAAACAAACATAGGTATACAGTACCAAGCTGAGAAGAAAGGTGAGTATGTGCAGGAGCGTATTGAGGAGGTTAATGATAAGTTCGTTCCATTCTTAGATGCAAGAACAGACTGGGAAGTGTCATCAATGCTTAAAACTTTCCTATATCAAGATTTAATTTGTGTTTATCATTTAGATAGAATTAAAGATGCACAAATCAAGTTATCCAGAGATACAGACTTAGAGTTGTTTAATAGAACATCAAAACCATCTTCCAGATCGGTGCCAATGTTTGATTCTTATATTTATGTTTCTGATATAGAACCTACCAAGGTTATTGAGGATTCTGAACAAAATACTTGGTTAATTAATAAACTGGGATATCAAGGGCAGCTTTTAACCATCTTCTTTAGAGAAGAGCAGGAGGAAGCTGTTGAGGATCTATCGGATGAAGATCTTCAGCAACTACAAGAAGGTGAGATTGCATCTTACGAGCGTTATAGAGGTATGTCGTACCTACGCTATGCAGATTTATTGTCCTTTATTAACAACATGATCTTTTTTGATGAGAACGGTCCTTTGCTCACTTTTGACACTTCTACGCAAGGAACAATGTATTACAATAACTTTGTACAATCATTAGATCCAAGATCATGTCTACTACCTTCAGATGTAGCTACTTTAGCCAAAAACACATCAATAACATTTAAGAAAGGTGAAGGATACGCAAGTATTGGAGATATAGCTTTAAACATTGCAAAGCTGTACGAGATAGCAGAACAAACTCGTGGTAGTATAAAGGATTTTTTAGATGGTGTCAACACCGAGATAGCTCGAGCCACCGGCCAGATTATAGATTTAGATGTAGCTTACATGGAGGAATCTGCTAAGTACTTTATAGTTGATAGGAGAAATTATTCAAAGCAAGAGCTACCTACTCTTTCTATTTTAGGTACAGATACTATTGCTAGAACCTTCAAGCTATCAACATCTATATCAAATGAACTATCGTCTGCTGTAGCCATAAGCTTGGGAGATGCAAGAGGAGACACTCCACGAAGTGATGTTTCTAAAACATTATTTAACTTTCACAAAGGTATTTCAGATCGCAATCTTGCAACAAGAGATGAGTATCCACCAGCCATAGCTCGTGAAAATCCAAAAGTATCGGGTGACTATGAGGAGGCTCAAACAAAAGTAGCTCTCATAGATATAACCTTGAGAAGTCTATACGAGAACAGATTATTCTCAGAATTGTTGTCGGATAACCTTATAAACCTATTTCCAAAGTACATAGTAGAGCAAGCTAAAGAAGAAGATGATTTAGGAGGAGTATTACTTCCGTACACTTTAACTACCACATTAGATGGATTGTCAGGTTTGCAGGTGATGGACAGCTTTCAGATTAATACAAATATACTACCAAGCTCTTATGTAAAGTCTGCTAAGGTAGCAAACCTAATCACAGGTGTAGATGCTTCTGTAGATAAAGCCGGTTGGACCGTAAATTTGAAATCGCAATATTACAACACACCAGGCTTGGTGCCAGATTTGCGAATCAAGAAATACGACCCACCAGTATTCAAACCAGAGATAGTTAGAGGATCATTTAACAATATTCAACATAATGGAGTAGTTTTATATACAACAGACAAGAGAGCTCCTCAAAACGATCTAAAAATCATCAAGCAGTGGGCTAAAGCAAACTTCAACGCCAGTATTCAAGCTCAAGCTGTAGGTATGTTGGTGAACCTTGCTAAAGGATTGTATCCTAAAGATAACCTAACAGCAGATCCTCAAGATTTGTATGGCTACACTATCTTAATCACAAGTACCTTCCGTACATTAGCAGCTCAAAGTATATTACGTAAAGCATACTTAGAGAAGCGTCAAAAGGGATTAGCCAATGCAACTCCAGCAGCAGCACCAGGAAACTCTATGCATAACTGGGGTGGAGCAATTGACTTTAATGTGTTAAACTCTAGAACTGGTAAGGTTCTGTATAATACTAAGACAGCACAATCCGATTGGCAGAAGTTGGGTATTCAATCAATTGTTGCTAGATTTGGATTTGAGTATGGAATTCAGAATGACCCTATTCACATAGAATATTCAGCTCAAGGTTCAACTGTGTATGCTGCATATCAAGCAGGCACTGCTGTAGATAGGTTTGGTAACTCAGTATATGAATATGCAACACCTGAGTTAGCGGTTGACTTAACAAAGTATGCCACAAACCAAGGAATACAGTTACCAGAGTATCAACCTCAAAACATTGAGATTGATTATATAGACAACTTAGCAGCATCTCAAGAAAATATAACTCCAGCAGATGCAACCAGCAGCGAACTTCTAGACTTGCTCGGTGCAGAAGATGTGAGTGATAGAACTATAGATGGGTTACCTCAATCAGTAGAATAATGAAGTATATTCCAAAAACAAAAAGATCAAAACCATTTACAAGTGGTGCAGGAAGTTTCTTTGTAGCATCAAGTGGTGTTCCGTATGTAGGAGATGTAGTTCAAATATCTTCAGGAAAGTACTATGCCTACGAGCAAGGGGATATAAATCTCGATAAAAAACTTAGTAAGCTAGGAGGAGAGGATAGCCATACTCATGTATACGAGAAAGAAAATTATATCCCTCGTGAAGGATTTTACTATGATTACATTTCACAGGAAGGCTCAACTCAATCCTACCCAGACGAACTTCCTCAAGCAAGCTACGTATTGGTAAGAAGAAATTACGATCACCAGTCGTATGAGAGATTTTTTGTTAGAAACAATGTTACCTCAAATGTATTTGAGATTAATCCAAGTACGTATACTGAATTGGTTAATAAGAGTAACAAGTACCATTGGCCTTCTTATACCAAAGTATCTTTTGAATGGAAAATAGCAGGAGATGTTGCAGACAAGGAAATTAATGGGTATATTGTAGAAGGTGTAGAGACAATTAATCGTCGAGCTGTGGAAGAAGCTTCAAAAAGCATTCCAGAGATTAAAAATATTCTTACAGATTATTTGGAGTATCACCAATAATTGCGTAAGTTGACTTAAGGGAAAAGGTTTTAGTTAAATGTTTTATATTGTAGAATCTGAGGATCAGCTCAGGGTTTTGTCGAATTACAAAGAAGTGTACATTGATGTCATTCAAGGCAACAATGATTACCACCCTCATCTCTCATCTACAGTAGCCGTATACATACGACCTCTGCTTGCTAACAAAGGGTTTATCGTTCCTATATCTCATAGTGAAGGATTGAATGTTTCTCTCGATGAGGTACGCTCTATGATAGAGGGGTATGAGAAGGTGTATGTGATGGATAAGAAGTTCTTTCTGTACCACTTTATGCACTGTAATGTTTTGGACGTGCATTTGATGCATTCAATGAAATACTTCAAAGAACTAACACTCCCTCAGATCCCAAAAACCATCTTACAGTTTTATCGTAAGTACCCTTCAGCTCAAACAGTAAACAGTATTATTCCTATCTCATGGTTATATGGGTATTGCGATATGCGATATTCTAAGGCTGCAACTATTATTGAGGAGTGTAAAGATATGTTGGAGGAGCCAAGCTGGAAGTTTTACAACGATACAGCTATGGGTGTGTTCTACTTTTTGGAGCAGAGTGGACTAAAAGTTACACAGAAGGAATTTGTTGAGAACTTTAAACCAAAGAATGCAAGGTTCAATATAAAGGATAACTTAGCTTATACGTACTACAACATGTATAACAATACAAGTAGGCCTACCAATGCATTCAACTCAGTAAACTTTGCAGCCATACCTAAAACACCTCAACACAGAGAGTGTATCATTCCAAAGCATGATAAGTTTGTAGAGATAGACTTTGATGGGTATCACGTTAGGTTGATTGCTGATGCTGTAGGGTATGAGTTTACTTCTGAGAGTGTACACCTTCAGTTAGGTAGAGAATACTTTAACACGGATACTTTGACAGAGGAGCAGTATGAGATGAGTAAGAAGAATACCTTCCAACAGATGTATGGTGGTGTTGAAGAGAAGTATCGATACATAGATTTCTTTGATAAGGTGGTAGAGCTTAAGAACAAGCTTTGGAAGGATTACACAGAGAAGGGATATGCAGTAGCACCAATCTCAGGTAAGAAGTTTAGTAGACACCTCAAAGATATGCACGGATTAAAATTAATGAATTATATCATTCAGAATTTGGAAACCTCAAGAAATATTCTTATCTTAAAAGAAGTGTTAAAGTTTTTGAGAGACAAAAAGACAACAATAGCACTGTATACTTACGATGCTATACTGTTTGATGTAAGTGAAGAAGACCAAGATATAGTTAACCAATTGAAAGAGATAATGAGCCAGAGTGGCAAATATCCTGTTAAAATTAAAGAAAGTACCAACCTAGTTTTATGATTTACGATTCTATTTATAACGAAAGCGAGAATTTTGTTATAGACGATATGAGTAATAAGCTTATTTGCACATTTACTACTCCCGATAATCTTGACGACACATTAGAAATGATCCAAAGGGATTACACAATCCTTTACGATAAGATCTTTGTGCTCGAATGCAAGAGTATGGACGAATACGTTTGTACGTATAATATCGATCTAAACAACCTACGCTCTCTACCTCCTAATACCGTTCAGGTACACAGAAAGAAGGAGACCAATACACTGTACACTATTAACGCATTGAATGCAATCATCAAATCTTTGAATGATGGTGTGTTGGATTATAG